AAGGCGGCAGCGCTCAAGCCGTATCTGGTGCGTGTAACCATCCCTGATCTGAACATCCGGAAAGGTCCTGGCACTGACTACGGCAAGACAGGGAAATATACGGGAATCGGCGCCTTCACGATTGTAGAGGAGGCAGACGGAAAAGGCGCATCCAAGTGGGGGCTGCTGAAATCCTATCAGAACGACCGCAATGGATGGGTGAGTCTGGATTATGCACAGAGAGTATAACTGAATATTGGAGGACAGCAGAACAGCCCGCGGCATTTGAAATGATGCTGCGGGCTGTTTTTTTCGTTGTGCGGTTTAGTTTGTTTTCTTTTGCGAGGCTGTCAGGTGCAGCGGTTTTGTCATCAGCTCGACGCAGTCCGAAAAGCCGAGCAGATAGGCAAGCGCTCCATACCGTGCGCCGAGCGCGTTCTGTTCGCAGGAATGCAGGTCAATCAGCTCCCGTGCCTCCTTTGGCAGCTCCATAGCCTCCAGCCGGTCTAAATATCCTCCGGACTTCCGGGCAATTTCCTGGTATTCCTCATCCTTTTCCAGAATGCGGTCCAGTACGCCGTTTACCCGAATATCCATCAGCAGGTACAATACGCAGTCCTTATCCATGGCAGAATCCCTCCTTTCTTCAGTGGTGCATATTAACTCTGAAAGCCTGGATTATCAACTTAAAAATGGATGGGGAATAGTGACAAGCCGACATTTCATAAAATGCCATGGACGGCTTTTTGTAATTTTTTCAAAAACACCCCATCAAAAAGCCCTCCAAATCTCCGTATAGTGAGGAGGTGCTTTCCATGACGGACAGACAGAAACAGCAGATCATACGCCTTCGGAAAGAAGGCTTCGGATATACGGCGGTCGCAAACAAAGTCGGGATTTCAAAAGATACGGTCAAGAGCTTCTGCAGGAGGAACGGGCTGGCGGGTGAAATGGCGGCGGCACAAGGGGACAGTGTTCCGGGATGCCGGGGATGCGGAAAGCCCCTGCAGCAGACGGAAGGGCTGAAACCCCGCGTGTTTTGCTGTGATGAATGCAGGGTGAAGTGGTGGCATGAGCATCCGGAGAAAATAAAGCAGCGGGCGGTCTATTCTTTTACCTGTGCCGGGTGTGGGAAGCCATTCACGGCCTACGGCAATTCCAAGAGGAAATACTGCTCCCACGAATGTTATATCAGGAACCGTTTCAAAGGCGGTAATGCTGGTGAGTGAGAAAGAATTCCGGGCGGAGCTTAGTTACCGGATGTCGCTTTCCGTGGCAAGGGCCATGCTGAAGGAGGGAGTCATTTCCCAAGAGGAATATCAGCAGATTGATACAATCCTGCTTGAAAAACACCGACCAACTCTGGGTACATTATTAGCCGGAAAACCCTTGATATAATCGCGGTTTAGAGTGATGTATAGTAGCGGAAAGGAGCGTGGTTTCATGCGGAAAATAAGGAAAATCGAACCCGCCGCGCCGCTGCTTGTGCAGAAGAAAAAGGTAGCAGCATACGCCCGCGTTTCAATGGAGTCTGAACGCCTTATGCATTCCCTGTCGGCACAGGTGAGCTTTTACAGTTCGCTGATACAGGGCAACCCTGAATGGGAGTATGCGGGGGTGTATGTGGATTCCGGCGTCAGCGGGACCAGTATGGCGGGGCGCACGGAATTTAAACGCCTGCTTGCGGACTGCGAGGCCGGCCGTGTAAATATCATCCTCACCAAGAGCATATCAAGGTTTGCGAGGAACACGGTTGACCTGCTGGAAACGGTGCGGCATCTGAAGGAGCTTGGCGTTGAGGTGCGGTTTGAAAAAGAAAACATCAATTCGCTTTCGGAGGACGGGGAGCTGATGCTTACCCTGCTTGCTTCCTTTGCACAGGAAGAGAGCCGTTCCATCAGCGAGAATGCGAAATGGGCAATCCGGAAGCAGTATAAGCAGGGGAAGGCGAGGAACGGCATCCTGTACGGGTACCGGATTGAGAAAGGGCAGCGGGCCATTGAGCCGGAAGAGGCGGAAGTCGTGAGGATGATCTTCGAATCATACCTTGGCGGGATGTCCTGCTATGCGATAGCCAATGAGCTGAATGCCAGAGGCATCCCTTCCTATTACGGGAAGAAATGGGCGGGCGGCGTCATCTGCCAGACTATAAGGCAGGAAAAATACACGGGCAATACGCTGCTGCAGAAATTTTATGTGGAGGAAGGCAGCCCGCGGAAAGGGAAACGCAATAACGGGGAGCTGCCGATGTACTATGTGGAAGGGACGCACCCCGCCATCATCAGCCGTGAGGTTTTCGACCGCGCCCAGCAGGAGATGGCGGCAAGGTATGGCGTGGAGGTCAGAAACGGCAGGGCGGAGCCGGCCGGTTATCTTTACCACGGCGGGGCTTATGAGAAACCGGATTACCATTTTCGGAGGCCGCAGTGGACGGAGGAACAGCGGCGCAGGCACGCAGAGATGTTCACGGAAAGGGAAAAAGCGGTGAGGCCGCTGTGCCATGACCTTTCCCTGTTCATCAAATGCGAGGTCTGCGGGCAGAACCTCACGGGGCAGACGAGGAAATTTGCAGACGGGACAAGAGAGCTGCGGTGGGTGTGCTTCAAGCATAACAAGGCACCCCATGCGGTCGGGAAAGCACGGCCGCCCGCAATGCAGGACAAGGCGCTGAAAAAAATGACCGCAGAGGTTTTGGGCATGGAGGAATTCGACGCAGGCATAATGTGCGAAAGGCTGTCCCATATCTCGGCTTACGGGGATATGCTGACGTTCCATTTCCATGACGGCCATACAGAAAAAAGGAAGTATATCCCCGGAAAAAGGGGCTACCGCAGGAAGGAGGGAAAACCGTGCAGGGAAGAAGGGTAACGACCATACCGGCAGTGCGTGACCGCTTTACCGCACAGCCCATCCACCAGACGCAGAAACGGAGGGTGGCGGCATATGCCCGCGTCTCCACCGACCATGAAGAGCAGCTTACAAGCTACGAGGCCCAGGTGGATTATTACACGGGCTACATAAAGAGCCGGGAGGACTGGGAATTTGTCCATGTGTACACGGACGAAGGCATATCCGCAACCGGGATAGCCAAGCGCGAGGGATTCCGGAAAATGGTGGAAGATGCCCTCGCCGGCTCCATCGATTTAATTGTGACCAAGAGCGTATCCCGCTTCGCAAGGAATACCGTGGACAGCCTTTCCACTATCCGGAAACTGAAGGAGAAAGGCTGTGAGTGCTATTTTGAAAAGGAAAATATCTGGACATTCGATTCCAAGGGGGAGCTGCTCATTACCATCATGTCGTCGCTTGCACAGGAGGAGAGCCGGAGCATTTCGGAGAACGTCACATGGGGACAGCGGAAGCGGTTCTCGGATGGCAAAGTCTGTGTCCCCTACAGCCATTTCCTTGGGTATGACAAAGGCGAGGACGGCAGCATGGTCTTGAACGAAGAAGAAGCAAAAATTGTCCGCAGGATATACGGTCTGTTCCTGCAGGGGCATTCCCCATACGCCATTGCCAAGCGGCTGACGGAGGAAGGGGTACGGACGCCTGCAGGGAAAGAGAAATGGCATTCCTGCACGGTCAAGAGCATCCTCGTAAATGAAAAATATAAAGGGGACGCACTCCTGCAGAAGAGCTACACTGTGGATTTCCTTACGAAAAAGACAAAAATAAACGAGGGCGAGGTGCCGCAGTATTATGTGGAGAACAGCCACGAAGCCATCATTAGCCCCGCGGTCTTTGACGAGGTGCAGCACCAGATGGCGGTGCGGCATCCGGGAAAGAACCGCTTAAGCTGCACAGGCGCATTCTCCAGCAGGATAAAATGCGGCGACTGCGGGGGCTGGTACGGCTGCAAGGTCTGGCACTCCAATGATAAATACCGCAAGGTAGTCTGGCAGTGCAACCATAAGTTTGACGGCGGGGAGAAATGCACCACGCCGCACCTTGACGAAGAAACTGTCAAGGTTCTGTTCCTGAAAGCGGCCAATGCCATCTTTGGCGAGAGGGACAGCATACGGGAGGATTACGAGGCGGTCAAAGAACGCCTTTATGACACATCGGAACTGGAGGCGGAACGGATTCAGCTTCAGGATGAGATGAACATCGTGGCGGAGATGATACAGCAGTGCGTGAATGAGAATGCCCGCGTTGCCCTTGACCAGGCGGAGTACCAGAAAAAATATGACGGGCTGGCAGACCGTTTCGACAGGATAAAGGAGCGGCTGGAGGCGGTCGGCATCGCCATCACGGAGCGGATGGCAAAGAGGGAAAAAACGGAGCGGTTCCTTGCGGAACTGGAAAAGAGGGACGGTCCGCTGACGGAATTCGATGAGGAGGACTGGTACAGCCTTGTGGAATATGCCACGGTGTACAGCCGGGAGGATATCCGCTTTACCTTTAAGAATGGGATGGAAATAAAAGCATAGAAAAAACTGCGGTATTGCCTGCCGCAGTTTTTTACTGCCATTTTCAATTTGAACCCTCCCCCGCAAGGCAAAATCAAAAAGTATGGCAAAATCAAAAGGTTTGGGATAAAATCAAATTGTATCAAAGACGGTGGGAAGATAGACCTTATCATTACCAAGTCGATCAGCCGCTTTGCCCGTAATACAGTGTATACCTTAACCACGGTGCGGAAGCTCAAAGAAAAAGGGATCGAGGTATTTTTTGAAAAAGAAAATATCCATAC